CAGAACCTATACCGGAAGGATTAACCGCTTTGAAACGAAAATACCAAATAACACCGGCAGTAAGATTACTTATAACTATCGATGATAATTTAGATCCGACTTCGACTGCCGTATAAGATTCTCCCGAATTAAGCAGATCCCATTCAGAGGTAGCTCTCTCTATCAAACAATTGTCGGCATTACTCGGGAGTGTCCATGTGAAAAATATGGACGTTGGTGATTTAGGAGTTTTTGTTATGCTTGTTATTGGAAGGGTTTTCATATAAATGGTATCCGACCAATCACTATACTCTGTTTTTGCTCCGTTAGCTCCAACACCCTGTACTCTTACTTTATAGTAGCTTCCTACATTTCCTGTGTATTCGACTTTTATACTACTTGAAATTACAGTTGTTTTGTCTGCTGATTGAATTTTAACAGGGGTTCCAACGACTGTTTGATTTGTTTTATCATCTGCTAAAAAATCAAAGTTCAATGTTTTTATACTTATGTCTAGATTATCACATTTCACATAAAATTTTCTTCCATACAAAGATTTATCAGCATCGGAAAGATCTACCAATTCAGTCAATTCTATTGTCGTTATAGTTGGCTTTGTCGGGGCGTCAGTAACAGCTATGCTGGAACCTCTTTTTCTAGATTTATACCAATAGTCTATAGCCTTTGCTTTTTGTTTTCCGGATAATCTTCTCTTATCTTTCTTACTATTACAAGCAACAGTACAATAAACTCTAGTCGCACCATCTGGAGCAGAATATGTTTTGTCAGTTCCGCTACTTGCTGTTATTCTCTTACTTCCTCCACTAGCCATTGGAAAATCATAAGACCACGTATATGTCCAACTAGCTCTATGACTTGACAGGTATATTTTTTGTTTTTTATATACTTTCCAGTTTCCTTTTTTGTTCTTTTTTAAAACAGACCCGATCACATATCCGGAACAACTGGCGTCCGCCACGAAGGAATGACTTGACCCGGTGGTTCCATCGGTAGTTCCTAGTTTTGTAAGCGTTACTGTTACACTCCAATGTTTTTTAGCCATCGGTTAAATCCTCCTCTCTATTTTAGCGGCGTGAACCAGTGTTTCAACAGCACTTGCCACGTTTGTTCCATCATCGTAAGTTATTCCATTGATGCTATACGTATCTCCGATCTTATCTTTAATTGATGTTTTTAAATCTTTTAATGTGTTTATTATCTCATTATTTCCATTTTGATTCGCTAAATCGCTACTTCCTATAGCGCTAAGATTGGACTTAACTCCAACAGAAGGTTCTGTATTAAGCATATTACTCATCAATCCCGCTCCTTTTTCTATATCACTTAAATCCAAAATAGGTCTTATTGTCGGATCAACATCTATGCCCGAACCAACCGCATCTGAAATGGATGATACAGCACTCGTTAAAGATTTTCCGGCCATCTGTCCAAGAGCTTCGCCAGCTTTTGCTACTGGTTTATACGTCTTATCCATTCCGACAATCAAACCTTCGCCCATTGACTCACCAACTGGTATTGTTAACTTCGATGGTGAATTAACTTTAGCGCCTTTCTTAACACCCTTAGCTGCTTCTTCGCCGAGAGCATAACCAGCGTTGTATACGTCGGATCCTTTTGCCCCCATACCGGAAACAAGTCCACTACCTAAGTATGAACCAGCTGAACTGAATTCGGACCGTTTTTCTTTTATCGCTCCAGCTGCTCCCGAAACCGCTGTTTTTGCAGCAGATGTGACTGAACTCTTTTTTCCTTTAATAGCCGAAGCCAGCGCATTCATAAGGGTCGTTGCCGCACTTTTTGTCGAACTCGTAGCCGATTTAACCGCTGACGAAATCCCAGAAACAGCAGTCTTCATCGATGATGTTATGTTAGATTTACTTGATTTGATTGTACTGCTCATCGATTTAACCATGCTATTAACGGATGATTTAACATTTTTGGCACTGGATTCAAGATTGGATGTGTCAACATCCAACTCACCAATCTTTTTTGCCGCTTTTACAAACTTACCTATGTTTTCTGTATTTGTGCTGTTTGCTTTCTTTATTGATGAAACGAGACTATTTATAGCCGTGGTTCCTTTTGTGAAATTATTCATGTCGATTCCAGCAATAGACTCGCCGTACTCAACCAAACACTTTCCAAATTTATTTAACTGCTTACCAAATCCACCAAGATCATTATCGCCTGTAAACAGTGACTTTAAACCACCTGTCTTTTTTATTCCACTGGCCATACTTACTAGAGATTTTGCCGCTTTTGTAGATTTGCTTATGGCGTCCGCATCTATTCCAGCTACTTGACTAGCATAAGATCTTAAGCATGCACCAAAAATTACCATTTTGACGCCAAAAACCGCGATATCATTATCGCCGGTAATACATGAAACTAATCCACCACTGTTAGGTATCTTAGATGCAAAATTAGCTAACGCCTCTCCAGCTTTTGCTGAATTACTTACAACTTCTGAATCTACTCCAGCCACAAGTGCTGAGTACACCATAAGACTAGCCCCGAATGAAACTATCTTCTGACCAAACTGAGCCAAATCGTTTTCACCTGTTACACAAGCTATCAATCCTCCACTGTTTGGTATCTTTGCCGCAAAACCAGCTAACGCACTCGCAGCCTTTGCTGAATTAAGAACTGATTCGCTGTCTATCCCTGCCGTGTTATCAGCAAACTGTTTAAGGTATGTTCCAAACTCGGCTATCTTCTTTCCAAACTCGCCAAAGTCTGTTCCTCCACTTAAGAAACTTGCTATTCCTTCTATTAAATCAGCCGCTGTAAGTAAGAGTATTGTTTTGGCTAAGTATGAAGCCGCCTGCATGCTTTCCGGAGATACCGCTGCTATACCATCCAAGAATGGTTTTAAATTCGTCATGAATGTTGACAGCGCAGTTCCTATAGCTGGTAAAGTTGATGCAACTCCTTCTGCTATTCCGCCTACTATTCCTCCAACGAATTGACCTATCGCCGTTCCGACAGTCATTAAGAAATTTCCACCGTCTGCTATCAAATCTTGCAAACCTGGTATCCTAGATAAGCCTCCGACTGCTGCTAACACTAATGTAAGTTCTGCGATAAGCGCTCCGAATGCCAACACACCAACCATAGCCGAAGCTGCTAATGAGCCTAGAGCTGCGCACGCTATAAATATAGCTGTTAGTATGCCAATTGATTTAACCGCGTCTAATAGATCGCTGCTGCTCATACTTCCAAGCGCCTGTCTGAGACCCTCGAAAAATGACGCTAAAAGATTCAATACTGCTACTATTATCTCCGGTATCTTCGCTGCCAATGCGTTTATCAATTGAATAACTAATGTGAGAATTCTATCTATTATTTGCGGTCCGTACTGAACCGCAGCATCAAGAACACCTAATATGGTTTTAAGTAATCCTTCGGCCATTTGAGGTATACATTCAGTCAAAGCTTTTATAAACGCTAATATAATTTGCGTAGCTGATTTTGCCAAAGCGTCAGCCGAACTTCCAAGCGTTTTAAATAATACAATAATTCCTTCGCCTATGGCTTTGCACAATGACGGGAATGTTTCTATTAAATTTTTAACTATTAAGTCTAAAGTTGAAACGATAGCCGCCCCACCGGACGCTATCGCGGTAAGTAATGCTGCCAATCCAGTAGCCGCTGCCGCTAAACCAACGCCTATTAATCCAACAGATGCTCCTATTAAAAATAAAGCCGCTGCCAGACCAAGTAATGCCAATTTTGGTATCGCAACCGCTGCTATACCTAATATAGCCAATCCAGCTGCGACTATCCCCAAACCTTTTGCTATGCTTACCCACTTCATCTTACCAAGGGTTATTATAACTGGAGCTAATATGGATAATGCGGCTGAAGCAACCAATAATGCTGCTGATCCGCCCAATGTTCCGTTCATGGCAGTTAAGCCGAATGCTAATATAACCAACGATCCGCCTAAAGCAATTAATCCTACTTTAAGATTCTCATAACCTATGGCCCCGAGAGTTGTAATCGCATCGGCTATTATATTCAGCGCGGCGCCAACCGCTATAAGACCAATACCTATAACAATAAGATTGGACGGCATCAGTGATGTAGCCACAGCTATTGCCACGAGTGCTACACTTATTCCAAGCAAACCTTTTCCTATCTCAGCTATAGACAATCCGCCGATTTTAGCAATGGCATCTGCCATGATATTTAATGCCGCCGCTATAACAACCAGCGATAATGATGTGGACATAGAAACACCCTGTGTAGCCGACATAAGAACCGAAAATGCTACGATTTCAGCCATTATAGCTGCTAATCCGATAAGTCCTTTAACTAATTCGCCTACTTTTAGTTCTCCTAAATCCTTTACCGCCGAAGCCATTACTTTCATAGCAACTGCGAATATAACGACACTTGCCGCTCCTTGAATTACTTTTCCTTCTATCTTAGACAGAAGCGCTGATGTTCCTACTATTACTCCTAATATTCCGGCTAAACCAGTTAATCCTCTAACTATTTCACCCCAACTAAGTTTTCCAAGATCTTTGCATGCTGATGCTAATATCTTTATAGCTACTGCAAATATAACAAGATTCATGGCTCCTTTGGCCATTTTGCCTTCTACCTTCGACAATAAGAATGTGGCTCCAACAAGAAGACCCATTAATCCAGCAACACCAAGTAAACCCTTAGCTATTTCTTCCCAATTAAGTTTTCCGAGTTGCTTCATAGCGAAAGATAATATAAGTATAGCAACAGCTAATGAAGTAAGTAATCCGCCAATAGCTCCAAGTTGTGCGCTCATCGCCAAGGCTTTAAATATACCTCCGTCCGTCATAAAACCAGTTAGAACTTTCATAGCACCAACCAATTCTATCATTATTATTGTCAATCCTACTATAGCTCTTGATAATTTTTCAGTCGGTATTGTTGACAATAAAAATACTGAACCAACAATAAGTGCTATGGCTAAACCTATTTGTCTGAGAGTTTTAGCATTTAAGGACATCTGCCATGCCATAAAAGTTTGTTCAAGTTTGTTAAATATCCCAAATATTTTACCATTGAAACCTTTTATATCTTGCAGAAGTCCGCCTTCCCCGTCAGTATTCCCGAATAGTGTACTAAAAAATATACGAAGTTCAGTTCCGCTACTAAGTATATCAGATACAAAACGGGCAAATTTAACAGCCAACATTGTAAAGCCAGATGCAAATATAACATTTATAATATCTTGAAAATTTATTCCGCTTAAGAAATTAAGTATCCCCTGAAACGCAGCTTTTATTCCTTTTCCTATTCCACCTAAAATATCACTAAATTTTATGTTGGATATAGATTCTGCTATTCCTTCTATTACGTTTTTAAAACCTTCTTTTAATCCGCTTGCCGCTTCGCTTGTATCTTTTAATGCGTTTTTAAGTTTTGTCACGAATCCATGCAAACCATTTATCGTCTTTTTGAATGACCCTGTTTTATTGATTGACTTATCAATGTCTATAAATAACTGCCCAAACGCTGCTGCGAACCCTAATATGATTTTTCCTAAAAAACCAAGAACCGGACCAAGAACTCCCCATACTATCCTGAGACCTTTTCCTATAAGATCTAAAATAGCTGCAAAACCTTTACCGACGGTTTTGAGATTTTCTAAAGTACCTTTACTAACTGATAAAGATGCTAAAAAATACACAACACTTTTACTAGCTCGTTCCATTCCTTTTGCAATGTAATCGAACGCAGGTCCTAAGAACTCATGCACGTTATCTATAACGGATGTTAATGCAAGGATTATTTTTCTTAAACTTTCATGCAATGGAGTAAACACATCTGCACCTATCCTGGATAACGCTGCATTCATATTAGCTAACGCACCGGTAAAAGTTTTATTAGCCTCTTTAGCATGCTCGCCAAATGCTCCATCCATCGCTGCTGCAAATGTTTGAAAGTCGATTTTACCCTTGGATGTCATATCTCTTACGTTTGCTTCTGTTGTATGCAAATATTTTGCTAACTCGGCTGCTGCATTTATGCCTCTTGCTGAGATACTGTTTAAATCAACCGCCATTACTCTGCCCTGGCCGGCAACTCTTGTAAAAATGTTTGAAATATCTTCATACGAACTTGACGTCATTGCTGCTACGCCAGAAATACCTCGCAACGATTGCTTCATTTCATCTCCGGTTTTTATTCCGGATGCAGATAATTGTGAAGCCGCTTTTGCTGCTACATCCATTCCGTATGACGTATCTTTTACAGCGTAATCAATATCTTTACTTACCTTATTCCATGAGACCCCAAGTCCTTTAAGTTGAAACTTAGCCTGTTCAATGTTTAAAGCTCTCTGCTTACCTCCACTTACTAAAGCATTAGTCATAGAACCGACTATTCGTTTAGCGGCATTGGTAGCGGAATTCGTCAAGTTTGCAAGAACTGTTGTCCCCATTATTTGAAGTGCTGAAAACTTAGGATGCACCGATTCAACAGCGCTTCCTAAGTTACTCATCGAAGAAGCCGTGCTTCCAGATGCAGATGCAACACTACGTAAACCACTCGAGGCTCCGCTCATTTGTAAACTCTTATTTAATTTATCCAGAGAGCTCATACTCTGATTGACATTCGACTCAAAATTCTTATTGTCAAATTGCATAGATACTACTCTCTCGTCAACTGTCTGACTCATAAGCTGGTAACCTCCTTCCATGATTCTTCTGATATCTGTTCAAAAATTGGACGTATTGCTGGGTTAATATAATCGATTCCCTGCACATATCCACCGTTTCTAGTTCCATGACCGTATTGTAAAATAATGGCAATTGGAACTCCATTTTGAATGTTGTCGTTATAAAAGTTTATAGACGACCCATTATTGTTTCTTTCTATTTCATACCTCCAAGACGCGGCAGTTCTACCTGTTTCTCTTGGGGTTACGGATGCGAGAGCGTCAACTCCCTGTTGACCGTACTTATCAAGCACTCCGACGTGTATGATCTCCTTTAAGCGTTCGAAATAATTGTTTGCTTTTGAAAAGTCTCCTTTTTGCGTAAATGTTATCATATCATCGGCTCCTTTAACACTATCCTTTTGTGTTTAATTTCTTTCTTCTAGCCTCATTAAGAGCTGTATTCCTGCTCATAATGTCTCTTCTGCTTCTCTTTTTAGGAGGCTGATTCTTTATTTCGCATACTCTGATTAAAGTAAGCAATCTATTCAAATGCCACTTCTGACATTCAAAAGGTATTTCTAAAGCAATCATCCAATAGTATATCAATTCCGATGTAACCTCTTCTCTAGCCCCGCCACGCGGTTTGTTTTGGTCAGAGAAGTAGGTTGCTGTCATCGGAGCTTTTATGTACTCATTAATTTTATCTATTTCCGAACTTGGAATGCTTGTGTAAAGAATCGGGTCTGTATGTTTCGATAAATTCATGCATTTTATGTAGTCTAATGTTTCTTCATTGGTTTTTGCTTCTTTAGCAAGGAATGGCTTACACCATTTCATTTCCCACTTAGATATAGAAACAAGAGAATGCTCTAAAACTAAGATTCCACCTTTAAACTGCCTAAACTCGTTACTTTCCTCATCCCACAACTCAAAGGAGGGTATGCTAATCTCCAACATATCAGTCTCCTTATCTTCAGAAATATTACGCACCTGTTACTGCGTTTCCTTTTGCTGCTATCTGTTCGACCTGCTTCTGTTTAATTTCTTCTGTCATGTTTGCTGGTATTATACCGTTTACAAACTTAGCAGCTTCTTCTTCGTCATTTGCTAACTCCCAAAATAATTGGGAATATGCTTCGCTCTGCTCGAAGTTTTTTGTAATTTCTGGACTCTTACGGAATGTTCTTCCGTCATCACTTTTTTCACCGTATGCCGCAAGAAGAATTGTTTTAAATATCTTAACTATCTCGGCATTATCCTGAGCATCAACTATCTTCTTTATTCTCTCAGCGAGTCCACCGGTTGTTCCATTTTCCATCTCCATAAGTTCGGCTTTGGAAAGATTGAAATAAAAATCTTCTTTTCTTTCTACACCATTATAATCTGTGTATGTTATAGTTTTCTTAATCATGTTTAAGTTCTCCTTTCGAATTAAAAAATAAAAGGCCCCTTTTATAGAGGCCTTAAATATATTGGTTATTTTATGCTCCAGCCATGAGAGTTGCAATTTCATCAGGCAACGGAAGTCTTGGTGTTCCGGGAGTCTCTCCATCTTTTCCGTAAAGAATATCTTCCAAAGCAGCAAGCTTTAATTCGGTAGTCTTTGTGGAATCGATCACAACACTAGCTGTAGGCTTAAATCCTGTAACTTTCACAGGAGTTGTTGTCAATTCCCATGATAATGTAATAGCTTCCGGACTATCATTTACAGTAGCATAAGCTTTCTCTGAAGGAGCCGCTAATGCTCCATAAATAAGATGAATCTTGTAACCGTAATCGTTGTTATCAACATCATTTCCGAGTGTTGTTACGTAAGACAGACCAAAAAGTCCTCTTTTCTGCTGACCGATACTAACACCGGTAGCTAACGATGCTGATCCATCACAAGCTGCAAACGCATCGGGATAAGTGTAAGCTTCTACGGTTGCTCCGAATTCCTCGGTAGACAACAGATTAAGGTATTTTATATCATCTGCATAAAGAGGAGTTGCCTCTGCTCCGGAAGGGCTTTCTGTAACCGCCGTAAGACCATTCCAAGCGACACCCGTCCCGTATGCGTTTTCTGCATATGGATATAAAACGCCTTGTTTGACACCGGTTTCGTATAATCTCTCACCGGTGCTGTCCCATACTAATTTAGACATGTTTATTCTCCTTTATAGAATTAAAAATATAACGTTAATACATCATGATATAAATTATCCGACTTAAAGTGCCTATCGTATATACACAAAGGGAGGCCGAGTATTTTCAATATTACTTCATTATCCGGTTTATTGGATATGACCGTTATATCATATGAAGTATCTTTCAAATATAAAGCATTATCTGCACGCGATGCTTTAATTTTACTTTTATTATACACTACAGCCGGATAATTCATCGTGATGGTTTCGGGAGGTTGATAGTAGACATTTCTACTACCAAGTAGTTCTTCCAATTTAGTTTGCAGTTCTAATCTGCTAGCCATTGTAAACACCCCCCAAAGTTAATGTCAACCTAGGACGCTGAACTTCAACATTTGTTACTTTCCATTTAGCGCCCTGAAATATGACATACTTGATTGCAAAGAAATTCTCCATGGCATACGGGTCGGCAACAATACTTATCTCGTTAGAAATATTAATGTCGTCGTTAATTCCAGAAGAATTTTGATTTCGGTAAGACCGTCTTAATGAGTCTCCAGAATATGTTTTCTCACTAATTTCCGGTTCCCATATACCAGGCTCTTTTTCTTTAGTTTCTGAAAAACCTATTATTCCACGAAATTTAGCCATTTTGAATTTGCCTTCCTATCTTATTATTCGGACGCGGAATCCAATGTAGCCAGAACAGCAGTCGTAGCAGTTGTTGTATCTGCTTTGACGTATGTAATGGTTCCGGTTCCGCTGGATACTGTGTACTTAACCGCCTTATACATAGCTCCGCTAGGATCTATAATAACAATGACACCTTTGATAAACATATCTCTAAGTTCATCGTTAGTAACTTTCTTGGTGAAAGCTGCGTCTTCGTACGCATAACTATCACTAGATTTCGAATAGACGTATCTAGCTCTTACATGCAGATCATTAGCGTGTTCATAAATATTAGTCATTTAGTTTTCCTCCTATGCAACAACGCTCTCAACCACGATAGCCGAATAAGGCTTAGTCAGTGCTCCAGAGCAACGAGTTTCGATCAGATACTTCTGCTGATTATAGTCGATATCAAAGTCGTCAAACATATTAACAGCTCCGCCCTGATCTGCGCCAACGTTGTAGTCGGCCAGATTAGCTATGATTCCCATAAGAGTATGTGTATCACTACCAACAGTTCTTGTCTGTGATTCCATAGGTTCAACAGTTATGATTTCATTAACTCTCAGAGCAGTAGCAAGATCATTAACAGAATCATAGATTCTTCTACCAATGGTGTCTTCGATAAGCAGACAATCTGTAACGACGTCTTCTGTTGTATACAGATTAGGAGTTCCAGAACCCTTATAGTCTTTTCTTGACTTTATAGTTGTTTTGATGAACGCCTTAGCCTTATCGTCATCTGTAGCTGTTGAAGACAGACTTACCAGTGCTTTGATCGCGTAGAGATCGTCATCAGTCCAGATTGGTCTGATATTAATCTCGTTAATCTTATCATTTGACGATGCCAGTCTTCCATCTCCAATCAGAATCGACCTTGCAATTTCCTCATCCAGCATTGTTCTCATTTCCGACTTAAGCCATGCAACAACATCGAAATCTGTGATGTCAATAACATCATCTCTATCGAGTTTCTGTTTCTTATAAATAGTCGTAGGAGTCGTTACTCTCTTAAGCAGTGAGAATACTTCTTCCTTCTTCAGATTACCCTTGAGATAACCTTTTGCTCTTGCTTCGTCTTCTGTAATATCAGCAAATATAGATTTTATCCTGCTAAATGGTGTATGATGCGTTCCAGACATTACCTTCTGAACCCAATCCATCTTCCTCGAAATGAACTCTGGCTTATCAGTAAAATTCTTAGCATCCGGGAATAAATAATCAATATTAGTTATTCCATACTCATCCGCATGCGAGAGAAAGCTCTCTTTCAGACTTCCATATTTCTTACCATCCTGTATGATAAGTTCCATATCAGAATGACTAAGAACATTCTCTTCGGTGTAGTCTTCATTATCGAATATATTGTGTTTCATCTGATCGGTTCCTCCTTCTGATCCACTATCAACTCCGGCATCTTTAAGAGCCTGGCCGATAATGGCATATACAACTGTCTTCTGTTCATCCGTAAGAGTGTTAAAAACATCTTCTACTGTTCTCTCATCATTATTCGGATTTGTCTTGTTAGTGTTGTTAGTGTTATCCACTTTCGTCTCCTCCTTTTTCGGTTCCGGCGTTGCCTCAGTTTTATTAGCCTCCGGCTCCGTTGCATCAGTTTCTTTTTTCTTTTTCTCATCGATAGAATCGTCCGAATGGTATAGCATGATGTTTTCATCATAGCCTATTTCCAGATCGTATTCTCCATCTCCGCCATCCCCATGAGCTATTACTTCTTCTATAAAAGCTCCGGGGTTAGCTCCAGCAAGAACTAAACTAAGTTCCCTAATTCTTCCATGAACTACGTCGCCTCCAACCTGCTGAAGTTTATTGGCATAGATTGACAAAGATCTAATATCTCCGTGTTTCACCAATTCCTTAGTAGATTTTCCTGCTTCAGTATCGTTAAAAGAACAATACGCATATACACCCTCGTCTCTATTCTCCAGTAACGCATGACCAAGAACATTATCTGGATCGTTGTGCTGGTGATTCCAAACGAGAGGAACTGTAGCTCCGTCATTCTCTTTGAATGCGTCTTTTCTTATAGTGCGGCCATCTCCACAAAGCAAATCATTGCGCGTAGCCCAACCACTAAAATCAAATCTGTCCATTTTGACTTTCTCCTCCTTCTACGTTTTCATAGCCAACATCCTGTTGCTCCATTGGTTGACTAATGTTACTGTTTCTAAGTTCATCCGCTTTAGGATCTTCGGATGGCTTCATTCCTATTACCTGCCTAAATTCATTCGAACTCATTATTTCATTTCGTGTAAACTTGTCGGCTAGCTCGGCTATGTTTTCAATTGGAGCTAACTTAAACGGATCCCTAAATGCTAATATTGATTGACCTTGTGATCTTGCGGTCTTAGTAAGAAACTTACGTTTCATTTCATCAACTATTGCAGAAGTTATCGGTTCAACCGTTCTGTTATAATAATTGTTCATTGTTTTGGCATCAGCGGTTCCATCTAAAATAGTTTGAGTTATCCCGAGCTGACTGAATAATAAATTGGTTAAGTATTCAACCTGAGACATTAAATTATTCTCCACAGATCGGTTTAATTGTGTAATCTTCTCTGTACCGTCAGTGTATGCAACTCCATACTTCGAATCGGCCAATTGCATTTCTATATCTTTTCGCCTATTTTCAGCTTGCTCACGCCTAGAAGTTGTCTTAATTACGTAAGGCAACTGTATAATCAAATCGAGTTTTCCGGATGCCGTTTGTTCATCTGTCACATCCAATAAACTAAGTTTTCTTATAAGTCGCTGCATGGTTGAATTAGGTTCATTAATCACAGCATACAACGGATTTTCAACGATTGCGATAGTTCGCTTGTCCATCAAAAGATCTTCTTTTTTTCCTGTATTTTCGTTATATACTCTAACTTTAACATGATGTGGTTTCCATTCTATAATCTGACCCGTTCTCATTTCTGTAATATCGAACGAGATCATTTTTAACTGATCGAATATTGTATCGGTTGGAACAATAGCAACGCATCCTTCATCAAACATGGACATAACAACATCTTGTATAAATCCTCTACCTGTTTGATCCAGATTGGCCTCGAGATTTAGACATTCGTTAAATTTGCTGGAGACGTCTTCTTTATACCGGTCATTTTCATCCAATCGGCAATGCCGAATATTATTAAACGACACATCAAGAGCTATCCTGTTATAAACAGAAGTAACTATGGAACGTTCGTTTCCTCGAGTCATTCTTATTCTATCGGGTCTTCTAGAATATGTTTCTCCAAAAACTTTGTATTCTATTGTCGGGTCTTTATTAAAGAAGGCATTCCAAGCACTTCTGAATCTGTTTCCGACTGTTTCATTAGCCATTATATCCCTCCTTTTAATAATTGTACGATGATTTACCCCAATTATTCTTTACTCTGTATGCATTCAGCATTTCGACACCCGTATTAATATTTTTAGAATAATTTATCCGGTATGTCGCGCCTAAGTACAGCATCACGAAACATGCCGTAGTATGTTGGGACGGCAGTGTTTGATAATGCCATAATTCAATGCTCCTTACTCTATACTATTAATTCTTGCATTTTGGATATGTTTGTTCTCCAGTCATCCGTTAATTTAGTAACTAGCTGCTCTCCTTTTTCATAGTCAGCCTTAGTTAATGAACTAACTAGGGTTCCGCCTAAATCATTAACAATACTTTTAGCGACAACAGTCTGTCTTTTTCTATCGAATGTGTAATAATTGCTATGTCGTTTATCTTTGGTCATTTTACTAACAGGGAGTGTTTGATAACGTTTTGCATTTCGTATATGGCCACCATTTTTAGCAAGATGTTTTTCATACTCTGATTCAGCTTTACTGCGATTCACAGAATGATTGGTAGTTTGTCCTTTGTCCTTCCTTTTCCCCCATTTCATACCGAGAACGTCAAAGTGATATAACTCATCCGGGCTTGTTGTTTGATTGTATTTCCACATGCTAATTTCTCCTATTCTTTTTATTATTG